TGCCCTCGCCGCCGCTGCCGATGAGCATCAGCATCTTCTGGGCTTTCGTCGTCGGTACCAGGCAGTAGCCGAGAAATTCCTGCAGGGTTGGAACGTCTTCCGGATAGAGCAGGTCGTTCAGAAACTTCAGCCACAACCCAGGCTTCGGCGCGTCGGGGCGGTACTCTGCGGCGATGCGGTTCAGGCAGAAATTGAAGCAGGAAACGTATGTAAAATTGCCATTGCTGCCAATGTCGATTTCCCCGTTCGCGGTGTGAATGACGTTTTGCTCCGGAGAAGGCGATTCCGCGTAGCTGAAATTCTTCAGCGCCTCAACAATATCGTTGACGCGGGAAGCCAGCCGTTTCTGAATGTATGGAGAAATTTCTGCCTGGATGATGTTTTTCACTTTTTCCTCGGGAATCAGGCCAAGAGGGCTGTAAAAGGTCCCGGAGATACATTTCAATTCGTGCTCATCAAGAAATTGCTTGCAAAATGAGCTTTCGTCGATGCCGCCGTCCGTCAGAATCCATTCCGGACGGGTCGCATAGAAGACAGAGCGGTTTTCCTCTTGGCGTTTGCTTGTTTCCGCCTCAGCTTTCGCCTTGGCGCCCCGCTTGAAGGCGCCGCGCAGCTTTTCAAAATCAACCCGGCCGATGCCCAGCTCTGCCGCGCGGTTTTTCAGCGCCTGAAAATTCCGCTCAACTTGGAGTTCGTCGCCGCCCGCGCCGTCTACCGCAATCTGAAATGTCTTTTCGGCGGTGACGGTGTTAGCGTCCAGCTCTTCCAAGAGCTCCGAAAAAGCTTTCTCTGCTGCCTCTGCCAAATTCCTCACCCGAATTCAATCGTCCCGATTATTTGCCTGATTATCCAGCCACCGCTGAAGTGCTTGCTTGGGGATTAGATACCTGCCCCCAACTTTCAGCGCCGGGAAACCCTCAATATGAATCATATTCCGCGCCGCCGGGAGCCCGACGCCGAGCACCTGGGCCAGCTCCTCAACGTTGTAGACCAGCTTTTCGGATGGATTCAGCGCTTTCGCCGTTTTCATTTTTTTACCCCCTCGCTAACTTGTCGATGATGCTGCGGATTTTTTCTTTATCTTTCGGCGGAAGCTCATGGCGGAGTTTCCGGCTGAAGTTGCAATCAGCAAGACTCAACTTTTCACCAACCTGCCAGAGATAGACGCCCGAATCGCGGGCATATTTGCGAATATCTTGATTTGCGCGCATGGAAAACACCTCCTATCCCTTGACTTTTTAGCTTGCATGTTTTACACTTGAAATATAATAGCATAAAAAGTTAGCGTTGTCAACAACAAAAGCATATTTATTTTTATTGATAACATATTAAGCAAAGGAGCGCATGATATGCCGAAAAAAGAATCCGCTAACAGGTTCCCGGTTTTTTCTCAAAGATTCCGTGACTTGAGAGGAAAAATGTCGCAAGATAAATTCGCTGATTTTCTTGGAACGTCCCGCCCTACTGTGGGATTTTATGAAAACGGCGATCACCTTCCGGACGCTTTGACACTTTCTCAAATTGCAAAAAAGTGTAATGTTTCGGCTGATTATCTGCTCGGTATGTCGGACGCGAAAAAGCCGGAAAACGCTGATGTGATGGGTGTGACTGGTCTTTCGGAAAAGGCGGTTGAAACCCTAAAATACTGCCTTGAACGCAGTAGGTATAATTCAATAACCTTAACTGTAAATACTCTCTTAGAAAACCGATATGTTTTGGGAGAAATTTCTCACTACCTTTATTACAACATACATGAATCCGACGATCTGACCGGAGAACTAACAAAGGCTATTCCATTTAATGAAAGATATAAGTATCAGGGCCTCACTGTTAATCAAATGTGGGGAGATGATGCAAAAGCGCCGATTGACTGCGACGTCAACATACGGGCTTTAACCAATGACAGCTATAAAAAGCTCCTCATGCTTCGCATTCAAGAAAGGTTAGAAAAACTACTTGAGCAAGAGGACAATACGAATCACTTTGAGAAATAAAAAATGCCGTCTGCTTCGTCGCAGGCGGCTATCTTTATGGGCAGTATGGGGCAAAGCCCCATTCTGTGTATTCTGTGCATTCTGTGAAGGGGTTCGGCTATTTTATCACACTTCCACACTGGGGTATTGTGTGTATTCTGTGCATTGTGTGAACGGGTTCGCCATTTCAAAATGAACGGCCCTTCGCGGCCCGCTCCCAGTCATGCGCGGTATTGTCGCGCTCCAGCCGCTCGTCATCCGTAAACTGCACCTCGGCACGCAGCTTGTCGCGGACGCGGAGAATGTTATCCCCGCCGACCGTGAACCCCAGCCCTTCGCGCGGGCCTATCCACTGTTCGATTTCTTCCATGTGGTACTCCGTCATCCACTCCAGCAGGTCCAGAAGGGCCTTCTTCTCAGGCTTCGTTAATCGCATGATGCCCTCACCTTCCGGCGGGCACGCTCTCTGCGGACCCCCTGAAACGTACCCTGCCATCTTCCACAGCCGCCCTACTTCACCTATAACATAGTAAACATATATAAATAGTATAATATATCAAAAATATACTTTTATCACATTTTCACAGAATACACAGAATAGAATCCGTTCACAGAATACACACAATGCACAGAATGCCGATTGTGGAAGTGAAGGACGCCGTAAAAGGCCCTGCGCGAAGTTTCCGCACCGTTCACACAATGCACACAATGCACAAAATAAAGCTGCCTCTCAGATTCAAGGGGCAGCTCCCGCGCGCGTATGGGGACCGTTATGGCTGAGAGCCATAACGACTTTTTCTCCTATCATCTCCCGCCCGTGCGCGTATGGGAACAAGAAATCACTGAAACCAATTTTGGATTGAGTCCTAGCATCTCCCGCCCGTGCGCGTATGGGAACCCCACCAAGGGTGTCACATTTCGTTACCCCCTTGGTAGCATCTCCCGCGTGCGCGCGTATGGGAACCCCAACAGTTTTATCTATGCCATTCTGAAAACCTGCTGCAGGCCGTTTAAAGCGCCTTGCGTTAAATGCTTAACAACTCATGGCATGGGAAGGGCGCCCTGCCTGTGGGGCGCCCTTTCTGTGGATATCACCCGCCGTATGGTACTATCTCATCCGCCGGTGGAATCTCTGCCTGCGTCGCTTCCTTTGCGAGCAGCTTCAGGTCCTCTTTGTATCCCTCGAAGGTATCCACGCGGTCTATGACGTACCACGTTTCCCGGTAGTAAATCAGCATCCCGGGCTTTATGTCCCTTCTCCAGTTGATGATAAACTGCATATCCTCTTTGTATCCGGCGGTTCCGGCAGCGAAATACTCTTTTTGTGAAAGCTGCCGCGTGTAGGCCCACAGGCTGCCGGGGTGAATCGGCTGATAGGCGGTTACCCAGTTGCCGATGTCGTCCTGAATTTCTGTCTCATTGTAAATGATGACTTTTTTGTCCTTTACCATTTCATCACGCCCTCAAAAATTCTTCGTAGTGGTCCATCAGGCCCACGTATGCGTCCAGCATGGAAGCCATGCCGTCGATCCTCATCTTCGGCTGCTGCGCCTTAATCGGCACGATATTTCCGTTTCGGTCTGTCATAATCCCCGTGTTGGTCAGGCACCACTTCAGAATCGGGTTATTATTGTAATTGATTTTCTTTGCTTTCAGGTCGGCGCCCATCTGCTGCATCGGCAGGGACAGGGTTTTCGCCCCCTGAATGCAGCGGACCATCGGAAAGCCGTACTGTTTCATCTCATCGACCCAGTATCGGGCGCTGTAGCTGTCGTAATATATCCACAGAGGAGTAATGCCGTAGTCATTCAGCATTTCGTTGAACCATTCCGTGACGTCGCTGTAGCGTATCGTGTTACCCGCGCAGAGCCGCAGCAGGCCGCGGTCCTTCCATATATCGTAGGGGATTTTGTCCTTGTGGACGCGCTCGTGGAAGCTTTCCTGTGGCAACCAGTACATCTGCGTCACATACCGCTTTTCGGTTTCCTTATCCACAAAGAGCAGGGTAGCGCAGGTCAGGTCGGTTGTGATGCTCAGGTCGGCCCCGCCGATAGCGTAGCAGTTCCGGAACTTCTCCAGGTCAAACGTTTCCGGGTTGTCGATGTCGTCGAAGGTGAGCCACGCCTGCGCCGCATTCTGCCGGACGTTGAAGTCCTTGCAGAGGATTCCCGGCAGGTCGGCAGCGCTGCTTTTGGCCCGCTCAACCTTCCGCTGCAGGTCGTCCGGCTTCTTAATCGCCCCCAACCCCGGGTTGGCCTTCGGCCAGGCATCCGGGTCGCCCCATTCCTTCGCGCTGTCCAGCTCATAGAGAACCGGCAGAAAAGAATCGTCCTTTACCACGCCGTCAAGGACGTTGCAGGCGTAGGAGTACATGTCGTCGTAAATACATTCCCTCACGGTCCCCGCCGTCGTAATCATCAGGAGCAGGGGCTGCCGCCGGGCGCTCTGGGACTGCTTCATCACTTCATAAAGGTTCCGGTCCCGCACGCCGTGCAGTTCGTCCATGATGACGAGCGAAGCGTTCAAGCCGTCCAGCGTATCCGAATTGCGGCCCAGGGGCTGGAACTTCGCCATCAGCGCGTCGCAGTACATATCCTGCTTCCGCTTCCTGATGTACCGCGAAAGCTCGGGGCTCTGCTTCACCATGTTCCGCGCCTCATCGAACAGGAGTTTTGCCTGCGCGTATTTCGTCGCGGTGGAGTATATCTCCGCCCCCGGCTCATTGTCCGCTATCATGCAGTACAGCGCGATGCCTGCGGCCATTGTGGACTTGCCGTTCTTCCTGCCCACAAGAAACAGACTTTCCCGGTACTTCCGCAGGCCGGTTTCAGCGTCCACAAAGCCGAATAGAGCGGCGATAAAGGCCTTCTGGAACAGCCCCAGCTCCACGGTATGCCCGGCCCACTCGCCTTTTGAGTTCCGACAGAACCGTTCGATAAACTCTATCGGCCGGTTTGCCTTCTCCTCATCGAAAATGTATCGCCCCGCCTGGTGCTCAATCTCATGGCCCAGCTTCTCATAGAGCCTCTGGACCTTCCGGGAGACGACGTATTTCCCGGCGCGGATGCCGTCCCGGTATTCCAGAATCGGATTCATCAGGCGCTCTTGCCTTTCTTCAGAAACTCTGCCAGCTCATCCTTTGCTTCCGGTTTCGCCGCGGGCGGGAGAAGGTCAATCAGCTGCTTGTTTAGCAACGCAAAGCGTTGAATCGTGGTGTTGTACGCCTGCATGGCGGGATTCTGCTTCGGCCCGGCATGACCTTCCACTACAGCGCCGTTTTTCCGGATTCCCGCCTTCAGTTTGGAAAGCGCCGCGTCCATGAACGTCATTTCCTGCATCAGCTTTTCCGCGATAGGTTTTCGGTCATCATCGATAATGGTTATTAGCTTTCTGATTTTTGCCATTGCCATAAAAATCACTCCTAAAATATTCCAGCGTTCTATAAATGCGAATGATTCCCATTTGCATCTAAAAAACTCATGGAGAGGAAATTTGAACTGCACCCACCGGTCTCTTAATGCGCTAAAGTGTTAAAGCACCCGGGGGGGTGTCTTGACAAGATTTCCGTTTGCGTCAAACTTCAGTCCGTCCGCACATGCGCCGCTTCCGAAATGTTCCCGGTTGTGGCAGACTTCACACAGTGCCTCAAGGTTATCCCAGTTCAGCGTCACGTTCGGGTCGTTGATGTCCTGTGGTGTAATGTACTGCTTGTGGTGAGCTATCGTTGCCAGATGCCCGCACCGCTCGCAGGTCCAGTTCTTGGAACAGAGGAATGCGTACCTGCACTTCTCCCATGTCCTGGACTTATAGAATCGTTCAGCATATGGTTTCATTTCAGTGACGCCCACAGCTTCAGCGTACCCAGCATACTGTCAACAGCGTTCGACAGTCGCGCCGCTTCGCTCGCTCCCGGGTCGTACCACAGCTGAAGGATGAACTTTGCCGCCTGCTTGGCGAGCTGATAGCCAGGCGCTGTATCGTCTTCCCATCTGCTGCCTGTGGTTACTCCCAGATAATCCGGCAGACTGTCCAGCATGGACTGAATGATGGTATCGTTTTCCGTGCCGTCCAGCCTCAGCGCGTCCCGCGCCTCATCTATCGTAAGTAATGCCATGATAATCACTCCTAACAAAAAGGGGCTGCGATAAGCGCAACCCCTCATCTGCATTATGTTCAGGCTTCCGCCACGGCCAGTTTGGCAAATGCTTCGGGAATAATCGGCTTGCCGTCGCCCACTGCCATCGCCCGGTAGTCAATCAGGCCCTGCTTGAAGCTGGATTCTCTGGAGACTTCCAGCAGAATATCCTGCGACAGGTTGACGCCGTAATACTGGAAGTTGCCGTACAGGATGGTGTCAGCGGGAATGTAGTCGTCCACTACTACCTGATGGCCCAGCATACGCCCGGCCCCGCCGTCAATGGGGTTCGTGAAGATAGGCCGGCCGGTCGTGTCTTCCACAGCCATGAGGCGGTTGAACAGGGTCGCGTTGCTGCACGCGAACACCGCACCCGCGGAGTACCCGGCCTTCAGCAGGGAAGCCAGCTTCAGCACGTCGGCATACTTCAGACCGTCTGCCGCAAAGGTCGCGCTGTTGGTCGTGTCCCACGTCACGCCCGGCAGAATCCCCAGCGCCTGTCCGGCCCCTGTGCCGGAGAATACTCCAGCGTTCAGCGCCGCGCCGATGGTCCTGGTAAGCTCGGTAGACAGGTAGGATTCAAATGCCGGGACGGAAATGGTGTTCGCTGCCACGCTCAGGGAGAAAACTTTCATCAGCTCGTAGCTGTTAAAGGTTACGTTGGTCGGCGTCTTGGCGGACGGCTCAACGGAAGCGCCCTCGGAGTGCCATTCCGCCGCGTCTTCCGGAGTAGCAACCGGGACAGCCAGATTCGCGGGAACCCGGAACTGCCGGACGAAATTCAGGATGTTCCCCTGCGTCGCAGCCTTCTTCACGACTTCGTTCAGAGTCTGCGTCGGGATGACTGCCGTGTTGGTCCCGGTTGTCAGAGCCGCTCTGCGCTCGGTGGCGGCCTGCTCCTGCGCGCGGCTGAACACGTTCCGGTCCGCGTCGGTCATGGGCTTGCCGAGCATCTTTTTGTAGAATGCCGTCCGGTATTCCACAGAAGAGAAGATGTCGTCGTCGCGTTTCTCTTCCTTGTGGGAATAGTTCTTCCCGGTAATCGGGTTGAAGCCGGTCAGCTTCCCCTGTGCCGCGGAACGGGCTTCCAGATTGTCCTTCGCCATCTTCAATCCGTCCAGCTCAACGTTCAGAGCGGAAATATCGGCGTTCGGGTCGGTGTCAATGATTTTGCCGATTTCCGCCGCGCGGGTTTCGATGTCTTCGGCGGATGCCGTGCGGTAATGGTTGAACGCTGCGTCTTTATCTTCAAAAGTCATAATGAAATACCTCTTTTCAAAATTTGATGGATTTTGATTTTTGCCGCCCGGCGGGCGTCTGCCGCGCTCCGGGCTTCGACTGATGTAGTAGGATACGCGGGGAAATTGACAAGGCTGATTTCCAGCACCTTGGAGATTTTGTTAATTGTCCGCGTATTCGTTGCCGGGTCGTATTCGTCGCCGCCTGCCGGCACGACAAAAGCGAATGAAACACCCGTCAAGTCGCCTCGCCTAACTGCCGTATAGGCGGAACGGCCTTCCTCGGTGTCCGGCAACTCTGCGGCAAAGTTTAGCCCTGCCGGGCTTATTGAAAGCTGTAGAGTTTTTGGCGTGCGTGCCAGAGGAAGGCGGCTTGCGTCGTGTCCCACCAGCAGGCGCGAATCGCTCAGGTCGGCTCCTGCCAGAGCCCCGGAGCGAATAATTTCAGTGTATCGGCCCTTCGGGTCGTTAATAACGGTCGGCGTATCAAAAACGATTGCCTTGCCGGTCAACCGCATTTTTCCGTTTTCGGGTTCGGCCGCCCGGATTTCGCAGATACGGGTTTCCTTCATTTCTTCTGCACCCCCTGATACTGGTTGGCCTTATCTGCCTGTACTACATTTAGTGTTTGAAGCCGCTTTTTGCCCTCTTCGCCGCCGATAGGCTTCATGTTGAGAATTTGCCTCGCTTCATCCACAGTGAAGAGGCCGTAGGGAACGCTTTCCTTCAATGTGGAAATGCGGGTTCCGTAGCTCGCGTATTCCATCGAATCGCCTTCAAACAGAATCCGGTTCCCGGCCTGCTGCTCAATCGGAGTAAACACCTTTGCGGTGAATTCCTGCCCCATCTGTGCCGCGAGTGGTTCAATGACAGATTCGTAAAACGCCGTGCCTTCCTGCTCGGAATAGGTGGAATCCACAATCTTCTGCGAAATGCCCAGGTATTCGTAGATTTTCGATTTCGCCGCGTCCATCTGCGCCTTGTTTATTGAATAGGGCTTCTGGTCCAGCGGAACGAAGTCCAGCATACTGTCCGTCACGGCCACGCCGCCGTTGTTGGAGATGTTGAGGAAGTCCGCCGTGAAGGCGTCCCGCTCCTGCTTCATTTTTTCCGGAGCCAGAACCTGATTGTATTTCAGGATTCCGCGGAGCGAAGCGCCCTGCTTTATCCCGGAAACAATGCCGTCGCTCTGCGTCTGTGCCAGCCGGACGGCCGGAAGAATTGCGGAGTTGTCATCGCCCAGCAGGTCGTTCCGGTTGAAGTGCCTGCGCAGGTGGATGATGTCGGAATAGGGGAGAATGTACTGCTTCCCGTTCTGGAAGAAGAACTTGATGTACATGGTGTCGGTCGGGTCCGTCACGAACTGCGCGCCGGTTACGTCCAGCGGATACAGAGCCGCGATTCCCGCGTCCCCGCGCTGTATGTACCCGAACGAATCGTTATATGCGTAAAAATGTGTAATCAGCTTGTACAGCGCGTCGTAGGCGCTCATGTACGGGTTTGGCCGGGTCCCCAACAGATAATTGAGGTTGTCGTCGCCCGGCTGTCTGCCGTCCGCCGTGCGGATGGTATGGGACCCGTGCAGCTTCGCCCCGTGCCGTGCTATCGCGTCCACAGCGGCGCGGAAAACGTCGCTTTCGTAGGCATTCCCGCTGAATGGCGTAAAGTACGCCGGCGCCCCGGTCAGTACCGCGGGAGCCGTCTGCTGCGGCTGTCTGTTTCTGAAAATCCTTGAGAAAATACTCATCTTTTCTCCTTATAGTATGTAAAGTACTTTCACTTTACATTATAGTCTATACATCAATATTCGTCAAGCCGGTCGGTCCACAGCATACGAATAGTTTCCAGCGCTTCCGCAATCCGTTGCAGATAGTCCAGGACCTGCTCCTGCCTGTCCGTGTCGTTCTCAATCACGTCCAGCTGCTCGGATATTCCTTTCAGGTCGCCGAGCACCTGGTTCTCAAAATCGGTCATCATGCTTGTTTACCCTCTTCCGCCGCTGTCATGGGAACAATCAGCAGTTTTTTGGCTATGTAGGCATCCACCATATCCAGTTCAAAGTGCCCCGGCTCTACTTCGTGTTCGGCTTTCGGGTCAAGGCCACGCTGCACATGCGCCCATTCGCCGGAATTCCCAACAACGATTGTCAGCCCGGAAATTGGCTTGTCCAGCTCATCATCTACTGGCTCAAGGTCAATTTCAAACATATTGGCCCCATCCGGGGTTTCGTCATAGGTGCCGCTATCAGAGTCAAGCTGTGCCCCAATAATGTTGTAATAAGCGGCGGTTGCTTCCCCGGAAATGCGGTCGAATGTAATGGCAAGAATCTTTCTGAAATTAAACATAAATGAATACCTCCAAAAATTAGTGTAATGCTGCCGCCAGTTCGCGGCGGTTCTGGTTTATGCGTTCTATGCGGCTCTGTGCCGCCTTGTCATGCTGATACTGGTAGTTTGCTTCCGTTGCGTAAATAAGCAGTCCTGCAGACGCACAGGCTAAAAGCAAGCCGATTGTTTCAGTCATGGTCTGCACCTGCCTTTTTTATGCTCAGAAGTTCATCTTTGCCCACCTGCAATTCACCCAATGCATCAGAAAGTACCCCATATGTATCTGTTGCAGCCTCAAGCATTGTAACGCCGTCCTCAATTTGCAAGGCCACGGATGTAAAGTCCCTTGTGGTTTCTGTACCTGCTTTCAAAAATTGCCGGTAAACGCAATCATAAATGCGGTTCAGAGCGTGAATGTCGGTAATCCGATTGAGTTTGTCCACAATTCTTTGCTTGCAAACCGTCCACGGTATTGTTATAATAATTTTGAAGTTCGTTTGTTTTCCCCTGTGCAGTTGCTGCTGCCGGGGTATTTTTTTTGCCTTGTCATAAGAAAGCCTCCTTAAACTGCATTGTAAATGTCTGAAAGGTGCGCGCATACGTTGTCAAGCTTGTCTGGTATATCTTCTATGTGGCATTCCACACCGTCCGTACTCACTGCTATGTCATTTAAACTGTTTGCAATGGAGACAACGCTGCATCGCTTGCGTGCAGTGTCAAAAAATCCGCACAGGTCACTGCAATCAGCGGCACGAAAAGGACAAAATTTTGAACGTTCCATATTAAAATACCTCCTAAATTTTGTGGTCAAGAAAATCAATCAGCTGACAACGATTTTTAATTCATTTGCCAGCATAATTGAAGTCATAATATCCTCACATTCCGCCCAATGTACGGGCTATTTCACGTCTGTTTTCTGCTTTGCGTTTTCTCATCTGCTGGACGGCTTTCCGCCAGCGTAAACGGGACATTATGTATTTAATCATTAGATTTGCCCCGCTTCATATGATTTGGTCATAAACTGGTCAATTAATTCAAGTATCTTTTTCATTTGCGGGTTTGGCTCAAGGCCAAAATATGTTTTCCACCCTTTCACCCAATCGGCGGAATATGTTTCTTCACGGCGTCCATGCTCATAAGCATCGTTCGCAAGAATGGCCATTAGCTTCCATAATTCTTTTGAATGCGAATCCATCTTTTGCCCGCTTTCCATTTCTAAGGCAGTAATAACCATGTCTGGATTCATAGGATATTTTATTTTGGGCACTTGCGTTTTCCCCGAATTTGGGGTAAACTGTTTTTGATAGGTTTCCTTTGCGCCAATAACCGTGCCAGCGGTTAAGGCGCTCTTTTTTTGCTCTGTCATAAAAAACACTCCTTTTTATCAGTGAAGAATATTGTCGGCAATGTCAGCCAGATTTGCCTGAATCCCATCATCCAGCGCGTCAGCCGCCCGTTCAAGGCCGGTTTCTATGTGGCCGGTATTCAGTGCCAGTGCTTCCAGCGCACACATTGCCCGGTCTCTGTAATACCACGCGCATTTGTCGCGGAGGCATTTTGTAAAGCAAACGTCAATATCTGCAATGGAAAGCAACGGACAGATTTTTTTCATCGTTCATGATTTTTCACCTCGGTTCCGTTTCTATTTTCACACGCGTAACACGCTTCCCACACGCTTTGACAAAACCCCGGAAGCCGCATGAATACTGGCTTTACACGCATAACACGCGAAACACGCGTAATATTGAGCTAAAAATAAAACTTGAAAGAATATATACACATATGATATGTTCTTATTGAGCGCCACATATAAAGAGAATACTTGCGAATTTTCGCATGTTACGCGTGTTTATTCAGCGCTCATGCGGGTTTCCGGCTTTTTCAATGTGTGTGCCATGCGTGTTGGCACACGCGAAAGCTATGATGAGCCATAGCCGAAGACGTGTTTTTTCAGTAAATGTGTGTATTCTGTGAAAGCAAAGGGTTTACTAAGTATGTCGGGCTGGGCTTCCGGCCGGCGCCTTCACTCGGTGGCGTGGATTCCCTCAAATAGCCGTGATCTATCAAGGCGGTAATGATCGGCTCCAGCTCGTCAACCTTTTTGAACCGGCCCCGGCAGAGCTGATGCAGGTTTCGCTTCGTGATGCTCTGCACACCGCCCAGGCGTTTCAAAACATACTTTGCGGCCGCAGCAGTCTGATCGCTGCCCATAGCGCCGTAGGCCGCTTGCGCGTGCTGCAGGAAGCAAAAGCCCAGTTTAATAGCGTTCACCATCGTTTCGCCGCTGATCTGGGCGGCGGCAGGGTCGGGGCAAGAAAAGCAATGCAGGATTCCGGCTATACGGCAGACAGTGCCGGCCAGCTTCCCGGCCCAGTCCGACATGAAATACAGATCATTCTTTAACCGGGGTTCGATAGCGTTAAAAAACTCCTGCCGATGCTGTTCCGCTTCGGGGGACAGATAAAGCGGCTGTGTCTCCTGTGGACGATCGTTCAGTCTGTTAAACAGGGCCTGCTCGTAGGTTTGCTTCACGTCCAGCGGTATTGACGGCGCCGTCGCCGCTCGCGAGCCGACCATGCTTGTGTCCTCGTCCACAACGACATACAGGAACCGCGCTGTAAGCCCCCGGCCCTTGAATTCGTCGTTTTCCATCAGCCCTTCAATTAGAACAGGTTGAATCATAAGAATCATTGTCAAGCACGGCGCATTGATGTATTCGGCCGGGCGCGATTTCCTGTCAATCCTGATCGTGTCACCGGAATGAGCCTTCAAATAGACGTCAATGTCGGAAACACCGTTTTCCCGGTAGCGGCCTTTCATATTGGAGAAAACGCCGCCTTCCGCAGATACCAGGCCGATGCAGCCATTGTTGTCGGCCATAAGGCTTGTCAGGGCTTCCGGCGTGGCGTCGTCGCAGATGAACCGTTCAAACTTGGTCTGTTTGAATTCGGCTATCTCCTGCGATATTCTTTCAAGATCGCCGGTGTCGCCGCTCTTAGCCGCCTTTTTCTTTATATCTTCCTGTCGGCGCATGAGCACGTCCAGTTCCGCCGCAGAGCGGAGCACCTCGGGCTGCAGCACCTCGTTCCGCTGGGCCTCGTATAGCTGGAGCGCCTGCGTCGCGTTCCTTAGAACGGCGCTTTTCCGCTCGGCAGGTGGGGCCACTGCTGCAATATAAAGGTTGAGCGGTTCAGAGTAGTCGTTTGTAATCTGCACCTTGAATTTGCCTTGGACGGTGATCGCGGCGGCGGCCAGCACCGCGGCGTAGTTCATTGAAAGCGGTGTCTGTGTGGAAGCTGCGGACGCCTTTGCCATGTCCTCCAAACAGGGCGGCAGTGCATTTTCGGTAAATGGACCGGCCGGATATTCGTCGAAGGGCACGGGATTTTCCCACGGGTCACTTGCGCCCTTGCCGAAGTCCTGCGCTGCTGTTGGCCTATGTCCGGGCTGGTAGCTGTTGCGGCAGTCTGCTATAGCCTTTTGAATTTGCAAAGCTCCCCAGGTGGTGCCGCTCTGCGGCCTGTCCCATTTTTCGCGCATAAGGCCCGATTGACGGAAAAGGCGGTCAATCTGTCCGGCGTCCTTGGTATAAAACGCCAGAAGGTTCAAAAGCGCTATTGTCGCTTCGCTTTCGGATTTATACCGCCCCTGCCAGTCCCCGGTAAATAACGCCGTGAAAAGATCGCCGTTCCGCGCGTTCATTGCAATTTCCAGCAGCTTTTCGTCCTCCGGCGGAACGCTTGTCTGCGCCTGGGCGGGTTTCACGCGCTTAGTAAGCATCCCATAGTAATGGTCTATGGCAGCCTGGGCATCCGCAAGCGAATCAGGGGAAAACTGCTTCCCGGTAACCGTGAAAAACCGGCCGGAATCGTACATTTCAATCTTTTCCCGATGTATCCCCGGCCCCGGAAGCCTGCCCCGGCAGATGATATGTAGGCCGCTTCCACTCGGAGATACTTCCGTATAAGAATGAAATGTGCGGATTGCTTCACAGGCGAAAGGGGAAGTGATTTCTCCGGAATCTTTGTCCCGGCAGTGGTCAAGGTCCACGCCGACAAGCCCGCCGCCGTCCGCAAATTCAAAACCGACGCCTTTGCAGGTCCCCCGCTCCACGTGCCGAAAAGCCTGTTCAAACGTGCCCCACGTTTCCGGCTGCCCTGCCTTTGCGCCACAACCAGTAAGCGGGTTGATTGGCATTTTAAGCGGCTTTTCCGCCCAGCCCCAGCACACCCAGTTCGGCAGGGCTTTCAGCTCTTTCGGAACGCGAGAATAATCACTTTTCCCCAACAAAAATCACCCGATTCCAGTCCCGATTATTTGCCCGGTTGTCCAGCCACCGCTGGAGCGCCTGCTTGGGAATTAGATACCTGCCCCCAACCTTCAAGGCCAATTCGCCGACGTTAAAGACCAGCTTATCCTCGGGGCTCAATGCTTTTGCCATCTTCACTTTTTTACCTCCTTGCCAGCTCGTCGATGATGCTGCGGATTTTTTCTTTATCTTCCGGCGGAAGCTCATGGCGAAGTTTCCGGCTGAAGTTGCAATCAGCAAGGCACAGTTTTTCACCGACCTGCCAGAGATAGACGCCCGAATCGTGGGCATATTTGCGAATGTCTTGGTTTGCGCGCATGGAAAACACCTCCTATCCCTTGACTTTTTAGCTTACATGTTTTACACTAAACATAGTGTAGCATAAAACAATAGCGTTGTCAACAACAAAAAGCATATTTATTTTTATTGATAACATATTAAGCAAAGGAGCGCATGATATGCCGAAAAAAGAATCCGCTAACAG